TTTCTTCTAAAATTTCTTCAATCTTAATTTCACCACGTGAAGCTCTCATTTTTTCTCTCCTTTCAACTCATAAACATCATTTTGGATAAATCGTGTTTTCTACGTTTCTTTTTATCTTCTTCTTCAATTTTAATATAATATAAACCGTATTCAAATGCTGAGAACTTATCTTTTTTAATGCCTTTATTAGCTTGCTTTAGAAGAATATTTACTCCTTCATTTTCTTCACGCAAGTTCATCATTTCCTCTTTTAATATGGAAGTTAGGGTAAATGGTTTTAAGTATTCTGCCCTTTCTTCAGGTCTCATATTTTGTCCAACCTTAGTTTCAAGCAATTTTGCTTTAGCAACACGTTCATCAATAAGGAATTTTACCTTGCCCGCATTCATCTAAGTTTGAACATTCGCATGTGCATCTGTATTTACAGGAGCATTAGCTTTAATGAGATACATTGCCTCCTACTGGGTATTATTAGTTTTATACTTCTTATAAGTTTCAACTGCATCTTCTTGAGTACCACCATAAACTCCAAAATCTGGATAAGTAATGCCAGTATCTTCATCAGTCTAACTTTTAACCATGTAATCAACTAAACCAATACCAATACCATTGGCGTCTATAATCACTCTCTTGGCTTTATATTTATAAAATAAAGCTTTAATCTTTATTGCCTAATCTTCGAAGTGTTCATCGGATATAGTGTAAATATTGACAAGTGATTTAATTGGTACACCAATTGATTGAGGAGTAACCTTAAAAACGCATACCACCGAATCGCATCCTTTTCGGCCTACATCGACAGAGAGAACATAGAACCCTCCCGTTGATGTTTTACCAGAATATTCATACTCGGGTTTTTGCAATTTTCTGTCTCGGTCAAAGACATCTCCACGGAAATAGGCATCTTCAACTGTTCCAGACCACTTTGACTCATATTCACGGTCAAAGGAAGCTTCATTATAAGTACCATCTTTCTTAAGGTCTAAAATAAAATTTTTATCCAGTAACTTTACCAAAACTGGAATACGCCAAGTTCCACCCATAATAAAGGCTTTTTCAGGTTCTGTAATCATGCGCACAAGGAATTGAATATGTTTATCATAAGCAAACGTATTCTTCCATCCTGCGGTAGTAACAAAAATCTAGGATTTATTAAGAGTTTCATCTGGCTAAGTAGTACCATCCATACACAATCGCGCAACGTTCATAGTAGGGATAATAACTTCGTTCAAAATAGTTCCATCAACACCAACACATTCTTCTACAAGTCCGCCATGACGACGTTTACCACGAGAAGACTCTCGTGCAGCAATATTATCAAAATAAGAACCATTTTTAAACATAAAAATACAATAGTCCTTCATTTGGCGCGTCTTGCCTGGCCGCATGTCCAGTTCACGCTCAAATGCTGGTACTAATGCACAAATCTCATTCACTTTTTCTTTTATAATTCCTGCAGCCTGTTCTTTACCACCGGAAGTAACAAACAATTTACTTCTTGGATATAAAATACATCTACACATCAAAACCATAACTGAAAGGAATGATTTAGAGTAGGCTCGAGGGAAAACCATGTATACATATTTGTAACGCATAGCTGCCCTTAAAAACACTCTTTGATAAAAGTAAAACTTTAATTTTTTCTCTCTTGTAGGGTCGCCGCCATCTTGGAGAAAGTCGATGAACATGTCAGGGTACTCTCTCCAATAAGCAATATACTAACGTAAGTAAGGTTTGATAGCTTCAATTCTTTCTTCAGAAAGACCTATCTTTTTTCTACGGGATGATAAATCTAATAAATCTTGAAGTGCCATTATAACTCTCCTTCCTCAAGGAGACTCTTCAAATAATTATCATCAGCTTCTTCATCCTCTTCTGCAAGTTCAGAGAATCTCTTAAAATCATCATCAGAAAGTTCAACTTCTTGATTATTAAAGAGTTCAGCTTCTAATGCTTCATCATCATCCGCAGCCTCAGCTTCAAATTGTTCTTCAGTTTCACGTTCTTTTTCAATCTGACGCAATGATTTTTCAATCATCGTACCAAGATTCATTTCTTCCATAACAAGTGAACGTGTATATTTTTGTAAATCTTCTAAAGTACGATCCACTTTATCTTGTGGACCTTCAGTATAATATCTTGGAATAAATCCATCTTTTTCGCAAATAGCAACAAGTTCTGAAATCGAATCAACGTATTCACCAGATTCAGCTTTATTCTAAGCTGCGGTAAATTTACCAGATTTCATTAACATGTCATACATCTTACTTGCTTTTTGAGCGCCATCAATATCGCCAATATCAAGTAACTAATTTGTTTTTAAAGATGTCTTACATACCATTTTTAAGGTATCGATATGGCCAGCAGTCTAAATATCATAAGACTCCATCATCTCTTGGTAAAGCTATTCCAATTTAATCCATTCTTCTGGTTTATATGCTTTACCCCATTTAAGACGTAAATAAATTCTATCTTCTTCTGTTAGTTCGTCATCTAGGTCATCACTGTCAGATTGTTCCGCAAAATAATCTTCGTTTCCAGACGCAGCGTACGGGTTGGACGGCTCGTCCGCAAACTCTGGTATTTCTAAAGGTTTCTCTGGAATTGGGAATGAAGCTTTATTAATCGTTTCCGCAATTTCCTAAGCACTATAACCTTGACGTTTCATTGTTTCTTCAATCTTATTATTAGCTTGCTATTGGAGAAATTCAGTATCTTTCCAACGCCAATCTTTATATTGTTTGATTTTCATTGTAGCAAGATACCGACCAAGAATTGTCATACCAGTGACTTTGGACCTATCTTTTCCATAAGCAGCCAGAAGTTTATTCCATTGTTCAGGTATATAAGGTACATCTACCTCTTGAAGTATCCATAAATAAGTATCTGGGTTCCAATTATCAACATGCATTGTTAAACATTTTTTACATATTGGGATTACACGATCTGGGTACTTCTCCGTATTATTTGATAAATAGAATTCAGAGCCACGCATAGTCTTCTTGCATTTTTCGCAATAAAACATACGATTTCTTATATCATCATTAGCCACTCACAATACCTCCTTTCATTTCTTTTTGGTATTGCGACAACACTTACAAATCGAATAAAAACCATCCTTACTAGTTTTATTCTTTGAAAAATATTTGTTGTGAGCTAATTTGATTTGACCACATCTACTGCATCTCTTATACTTGCCAGGTTCAACCTGCAGATAGTACCAGTTCAAGAATTCGTCTTCAGCGACGGCCGCAATCATGCCAGGAATTTTCTTACGCCATAAAGAAGATATATATTCTACAGAATGTTTTATTCCAAATTCCATCTGTAAAGTTTCCTAAATATCTATATTTTGCATACCATCAATTTTGCACTCTACAAGGCGCATGTAGACAGGATTGTCCGCAAGTGCTTTATCAACTAAATTCTCAAAATCGTAAATCATGTACCAAGTATTACTCTCAAAATTACTATAACTATCTTCTTTTAATTTTGAGTAGTTACAAAGAAAGGCAGAGCATACTTCTGGGTTACAAAAAGACACGCCCTTACTTTGAACGTTACCTTCTTCATCAACCCATTCTTCTCCATCCAGCATAATCATATTTTTGCTGTGCGATATTTTTGTTAAAGTAATGGGTCGACGATACGCATTTTTAATTACGTATTGGTCTTTCCGCAAGTCGATTAATGTCTTTTTAATAATAAAAGCATCTCGGCCAGTTGCAGTTTTTAATTTTTCTTCCCACATAACAATGGCTTCACGTAATTGTCGTAACGGCTATATTTCTTCTAAATCTTTTTTTGTTATTGTTACTTTTGGTTGAAAAATTGTATTCTTATTATCAGTTATTAAATTGTATATTCCATCTTCGCCATTTTCAAATTGGGAAACGAGTCCTTCAAAAGAAGTCTCACGTTTATTAACTGTAACCATACGATTATCAGTTAAAATTTTACGCTCCTTTTTCTCTTGCTTCTCCATACAAAGAATCAAGTAGTCTGCTAGTATTTCTAGATATTTCTCGTTGGGTTCGGGATTCTCTTCTAATATCTATTTAACTAACTCGTTTCTTTCTTCTGGAGTTTGTAAAGAATAATCTAATTTAATCATTATTTACCTCCAGTCTTTATAAGACTATTATACCAGAAAAATTTCTGTTTGTCAAGAATTATATAGCACATCTTGATTTTTCTTAAAAAAAATGTTATAATATAAGTACAAAATAAAGAAACGAGGTTTTATATCGGTGCTAAGTCCTATGGAATGGCTATTCCGCAAACTTGCAGGAATAACAAAAATAGAACGATATCCTTGTGATCTTCTTCTAACCGCAGTTCAATACAATGCAGAGTTCAAAGGTCAAATCGTAGATTTTTCTCTCTATGATAAACTTAAAATTGCTAAAATTACTTTGACCTCTCCGGACCC